GACAGCAGACGGGAAAACGGTCTTTGCCTCGGAAAGCTGTGCGCTGGATGCCGTCGGAGCCCGGTTCGTCCGGGACATCCGCCCCGGCGAGATCGTCACCGTCAGCTATGACGGCGTGAAATGCGATACCCGCCGCTGCGGGACGGCAGGCAGGCATCTGTGTGTCTTTGAGTTCGTTTACTTTGCAAGGCCGGACTCGGTGATCGACGGCGCCGCGGTGAGCTCCGCACGGCAGCGGGCCGGGGCTTTCCTTGCCGCCGAGCACCCTGTGGAGGCAGACGTGGTCATCGGCGTCCCGGACTCCGGACTGGACGCCGCCCTGGGATATGCCAGGGCGTCCGGGATCCCCTATGGGATCGGCTTTACCAAAAATAAGTATATTGGGCGCACCTTTATCTCTCCCACCCAGGAGCTGCGGGAGGTGGGCGTCAACATCAAGCTCAACCCCATCCGCGCGCTGGTGGAGGGCAAGCGTATCGTGCTGATCGACGATTCCATCGTCCGGGGCACCACCTGCCGGGGCGTGATCGATCTGCTGCGCAGGGCCGGGGCCAGAGAGATCCACATGAGGGTCAGCGCGCCGCCGTTCGTGGCCCCCTGCTACTATGGCACGGACATTGACGATGCGGAACATCTGATCGCAAACCACCACACGGTGGAGGAGATCGCTGAAATCATCGGCGTAGATTCCCTGGGCTATCTCAGCGTGGAGCACCTGCTGCAGATCGTGGATGGGTGCGAGGGCTTCTGCACCGCCTGCTTTGGGGGCGCATACCCCACTGCGATCCCGAGACGGGGCGATAAGGACCGGTTTGAACGAAAAATCCGGCAAAGGATCCAGGCCAAGGAGGGAAACCTATGAGAGACTGTGTCGTGGCCGGGAGCGGCTGGAGCGGTCAGAGGATGGAACGTAATCGCTTTTGGCAGTCTGAGCAGAGGGTGCTTCACGAGGCGGTTTGCTGCGGTGCCCACGCAGCTCCCGCAAGGCATATCCCGGCCTTGAGAAGACTTCGGGCGAATTGGATGACATGGATTGACAAGGAGGATACCAAATGGAACGCATATTGATCCTGGATTTCGGCGGTCAGTACAATCAGCTGATCGCCCGGCGGGTGCGCGAATGTCACGTCTACTGCGAGGTCCACCCATACACCATGCCGCTGGAGGAGATCCGCTCGTTTTCCCCCATCGGGATCATCTTTACCGGGGGTCCGAACAGCGTATATGAAGCGGGATCTCCCCAGGTGGATCCGGCGATCTTTGAACTGGGGATCCCAGTCCTTGGCATCTGTTACGGCTGTCAGCTGCTGGCCCAAGTGCTGGGCGGCCAGGTGACGCCTGCGCAGGAGGATTCCGCCAGAGAGTACGGGAAAACCGTAACGTGGTATGACCGGTCCTGTCCCATTTTTCAGGGGCTCCCGGAGAAGAGCGTCTCCTGGATGAGCCATGGCGACTATATGGCGCGCGTTCCGGCCGGATTCCGGCTGACGGCCCATTCCGCCGCCTGCGCCCATGTGGCGATCGCGGACGAGGCACGGAGGTTTTACGGCGTTCAGTTTCATCCGGAGGTCAGCCATACGGAATACGGCACGCAGATGCTCCATAACTTCCTGTATGAGGTATGTGGGGCCCGCGGTACCTGGAGCATGGCGGACTACAAGAACACCGCGATCGGTCAGATCCGGGAACAGGTGGGACAAGGCAGGGTCCTCCTGGCGCTCAGCGGAGGCGTGGACAGCTCTGTGTGCGCGGCGCTTCTGGCCGAGGCGATCGGAGACCAGCTCACCTGTGTCTTTGTGGATCACGGCCTGATGCGGCTGAATGAGGGCGACGAGGTCGAGGCGGCTTTCGCAAAGTGGTCAATGAATTTTGTCCGTGTCGATGCAGAGGAGCGTTTTTTGACAAAGCTGGCGGGCGAGTCCGATCCGGAGCGCAAGCGCAAGATCATCGGGGAAGAATTCATCCGTGTCTTTGAGGAAGAGGCGAAAAAGATCGGCGCAGTGGACTATCTGGCACAGGGCACCATCTATCCCGATGTGATCGAGTCCGGCGCGGGCGCCGCCGCCGTCATCAAGAGCCACCACAATGTGGGCGGCCTGCCCGACTATGTGGATTTCAAGGAGATCATCGAGCCCCTGCGCCTGCTGTTCAAGGACGAGGTGCGTCAACTGGGCCGGGAACTCGGCCTGCCGGAGTATCTGGTCAGCCGCCAGCCGTTCCCCGGTCCCGGCCTTGCCATCCGGATCATCGGAGCGGTCACAAAGGAAAAAGCCGATACGCTGCGGCAGGCGGATTTTATTTTCCGGGATGAGATCGCCAGGGCCGGCGAGGCCAGAAACCTGAACCAGTACTTCGCTGTCCTCACCGACACCCGCTCTGTGGGCGTCATGGGGGACGGAAGGACGTATGACCACACGCTGGCGCTCCGGGCAGTCACGACCGATGATTTTATGACTGCCGACTGGGCCCGGATCCCCTATGAGGTCCTGGATCAGGTCTCTGTGCGGATCGTAAATGAAGTGAAAGGGATCAACCGCATTGTCTATGACATCACAAGCAAGCCCCCGGCCACGGTGGAGTGGGAATAATGGACCGTTTTTGAAAAGGCTTCTGAAAAGTCAAGAAAAACGGAGAAAACAAGAGAAAAAGGCCCCTACCAGAGCATTTTCGTTCTGGTAGGGGCCTTCTTTTTTTGCCCGTGGCATTATTTTGGCATTACCGCATGAGATCATCCAGTTTTTTTACCGTTTCGTCGTTCGCGGAGGGGTACAGGTGGCCGTATATGCGGAGGGTCGTTTCGATGTCCTCGTGGCCCAGGCGCTCGCTCACCAGCAGGATAGGAGTATCAAGCCGGATGAGCAGGGCGGCGTGGGAGTGCCGGAGATCGTGGAGCCTGATCGGCTCCATGCCGGCCGCCTGGCAGCCCTTCAACATCTGCTGCCGGAAGTAGTGCTTCGTGTACGGGAACAGCCGGTCGTCTGGCTGGGGCTCGTAGAGGGCGGCCATGTACGCCTTGATGTCCTCGCATAGCTTCTCCGGCAGCGGCACCACCCGGCGGCTTTTCGGCGTTTTCGGCTCCGTGATGATCTCCTTCCCGTCTATCGTCTGGAAGGTCCTGCGGACGGTCAGGGTGTGGGCCTCCAGGTCGATGTCGGACGGGGCCAGGGCCAGCAGCTCCCCTATGCGGAGGCCGGTCCAAAACAGGACCGACAGGCCCGTCCTGGCCGGGAGCTTCTTCACGTGGCCGATGAACTGGTTGAACTCATCGACGGTCCAGAAGGACATCTCGGAGGCGTTCTTTTTCCCTATCGTGCCGGCCATTCTGACGGGATTTGTGCCCAGGCCGTAGTATTTGCAGGCGTAGTTGAAGACCGCGGAAAGCTGGTTGTTGATCGTCTTCGCATAGGTCGGCGCCACGTTCTCCGCCAGCAGATCGGATTGCCAATGGCGCACGTGGGCCGACGTGATCTCGTTCAGCTTGAGATCACCGAAGAATGGCAGTATGCGGTGTTCGTAGAGATACCGCTTGTTCTGCATGGTGCTCTGCTTGAGCCGCGGCTCCATGTCCTTGAGATATATCTCCAGGAAGGACCGGAAGGTCATGTCGCAGCTCCGGGCCCGGACCTTGAGAAATTCATCCTCGAAGGCCAGGGCGTCCTTCTTGCGCTGGAAGCCCCGCTTCTTCTTGAGCCGCCGCTTCCCCTGCCAGTCCGTGTAGTAGAAGGACGCATACCAGGTATTCCGCAATTCGTCTTTATAGGCCGGAATAGAAATCGCCTCCCCATGGTCGATGAATTTAATGCCACACGCGGGCCAGGACGGCCCAGGACGCGCGAGGGGCGCCCTGAGCATATACTTTCCCCTGTGAAGCCTTGCGGCGCTCTGACGGGCTCTGAGAGGCCAGGGAGAAGAAAGCTCCCCAAATCCGAGGAAGTCACCCCAAAACCTGACTATCACTCTTTACGCGCACGCGCGCGCAGGAGAAGATCATCACCACTGTTTATTTAAGTTTATAAGACCACTGTTTTATTATGGGTTCTAATAAGAACCCTATTTTCGCAAATAAGGTTCTAATAAGAACCCTATTTTTCAAATGAGGTTCTAATAAGAACCGTATTCCAGGCGATACCTGTTGAAAACTTCGGATTTCCACAGAGTTTTCAACAGGCGCTACCGCCGCCGGAAGTCTACGAAGATCACACGGCCTTCCCGGCGGAGGATTGCGGAGCCCCTTTACCTTCGCCGAGCATGGGGGCGACCATCTCCTGGAGCCGCCCCAGCAAGAGAAGCTGCTCGCGCTCAGAAAGGCGCTCGTATAGGTCCAGCATCTCTCGCCCGTTCTCGGATATTCCGGGGGCGGGCGATTTTTTTGTTTCTGGCTCCGTGTCGCTGCCGGTCAGGAAGTAGCTGATTGAGCACCCCAAAAACTCGCAAATGCGTACCACGTATTTTGCAGGCGGGTCCGTCCCACGTTGTTTCCATCCAGTAGTGACGCTTGTAGCCACTCCGAGGTGTCGGCAAAGACCGTAGGCCGTCAGGCCGCGCCGGTCAAGCTCTTCAAACAGTCGCTCGCAAATCGTCATTCAGACACCTCCAATCTGGAATACAAAATACCCAAAAAATAAGGTAAAAATTTTCTCACATTCGCTTGCTAATATTATTGACTTAACACGCATATGTGGTATAATATAATCAAGCCAAAGGAATAAGGTAAAAACCCAAAAACAAACGGCCCAGGGAACGGGCCAGAGGATAAAACAGGAAGCGGCAGTGAAAGCCGGGTCGGAAGCGGGCATAGCTCCGGGGATGACCGGCAGGCGGTAACGGCGGTACGAACGGCAACCTCTGGACCATCCCGAAGCCACAAGGCCGGGTGCAACCGGCGGAAAGGATAACTGACCTATGGAACGCAACAAGTACGATCTGCACCGCGAAGTCCTCACCCACAAGTACGCGGACATCCTCAAGAGCTTCGAGGAAACCCATGATGACCGGCGCATCGCCTGGAACTGCTACCAGCAGCTCATCGGCGCTTGCGAGGCCATGCGGGACAGCGGCATGGAAAATAGCTTCGCCTGCTGCGCGGTCAACAAGGCTATGCAGGAACAGGAAGCCGAGATTGACGGTATCGTCACCCGGTTTACCGGCAAGGTCTACAAGGGCGTCCGGTGGGTGGATGTCACTGAGACCGACATCTACTCCTTGAGCAGCACCGAGATTGACTATGAAACGGAAATGCGGCTGTGCGAGCTGGACGCCGAAATCGCGGCCCACTTTCTGAGCGGCGACGCAGACAAGCAGGCGGCCTGTGAGCGGGAGCTTGACTGCATCCTGGGCGGGATTGAGAACGGCAAGCAGTTCTTCCAGGCCCTCACCGCCCGGAACCGGGCGTACCGGGCGGCCCACAAGGAGTAGACGCCATGGAGCCGCAGGAAATCACCCAGGCCGAGGCCGCCGATCTGCTGGCCTCCGGCTTTGAGACCGGGCGGTATGAGCCGCTGGGCCTCTTCCTGGTGGGAGAGGCCGGCGGCACCTGGACCGGGATTGACAACAGCACCGGCCATGCCTGGACGGAAGAGTTTGGAACCAAGGCCGAGTGCCTGGAATGGCTGAAAGGAGAGAATGAAGTTGGCTAAGAGGCTAAGCGTCCTGTCTTTCCTCTGCTGCATCGGAGCGGCGAGCGATGATATTCCCGTGACCGTCAAGGAGGGACCTAAGACCATCGGAACCGCAAAGAGCCTGCGGTGGCTGGAGCTGCACGGGTCCCCCGGAGTTCTGGAAGCCCGCCTGGAGTATGCGGTCATCGGGAAGCAGGAAATCACCCTCCAAATCAGGCTCAAGGACTACAACACCAAGAGGCCGTAAACCGCCGGTGCAACGGCGGCCAAGTGCGAAAGGAGCTAACCAAATGGCAACCAACATCAAGGACAAAATCGCTAAGCTGCTGGCCCTGGCAGAAAGCCCGAATGAGAACGAGGCCAAGGCCGCGCTGCTCAAGGCCCGCGAACTCATGGCTGAGCACAAGCTCAGGCCGGAAGAGGTCGTTAAGGCCGACAAGGTGAAAGTCATCCGGGAGGTCCTGGACGTCACTTGCACCGCTATGACGAACCCCTGGGCCGTCTCCCTCTCCGCTATCATCGCGGAGCACTACTGCTGCCGGGCCTACCGGAACCGGGGCGCTGGCTGCAAGACGAACAGGATTGGCCTGGTGGGGCTGGAAGAGGACTTCGAGATTGCAAAGAGGATTTTCCTCTACGCCTACGACTGCGTGATGGCCTCCATCAAGGCCAACATCAAGCGGGACCCCAGCGACCCGTCCGGGACCTACCGTGAGAAGTGCAACGCCTACGGATGGGGCTTCACCCGTGGCGTGGCGGCTGCTTTCCGCGAGCAGGAAGAAGAGCACCAGGAATGGGGCCTTGTGATGGTGGTCCCCAAGGCCGTAGATGACAACATGGCCGACATGGGCAAGAAGACATCTTTCGGCAAGGAGAAGACCGGCGGCTGGCGCGACGCCTACCGCGCCCTGGGCTACCAGGACGGCAAGCAATTTGACCCGACAACTCGCCTGTCCGGTGCGCCGGAGCGGGCCGCGATTGGAGGTTGATACCGATGAAGTGCAAGAACTGTGGGTGCGAAGTCATCCGCATCCGGTCGGGAGGGCGCAGCGTCGTTTGCGACGCCGCCCCGATCACCTACTGGCACGTCCGGGACGGGGCCGCGATGTCGGAGATGCTGTCCCTGCTGACCCCCAACGGGGAAAGCATCTACGGGACGCCGGCTGGAAAGCTGGAGAACGCCGTGGGCGTGGCCTACCACCCCCACACTTGCGGACTGCTGCCCATCTTCCACCGTGGCCGAGATAGCTGGAGCCGCCCGGTCTACGATGACGGAACGGGCCGCCTCCTGGTGGACGTGGACCCGCGAGCTGGCCGGAAACCGGACATCTGCACCAAGCAGGGCAACGCCTTTGACGGTGAACCCTGCGACCCGGTAGATGGAGATTTTATCTTCATTCCGCGCCGGGACACCTGGTAACAGTATATACCAAAACCACCCAAAAAACAAGCCGTATAAATTAGACACAAGGAGGAACCAAGCATGAGAACGGCAAACCGAGTTAAGCCGAAGACCGACTTCGGCATTGAGGTCCGGCTCTTCACCGCACAGACCGGAATGACGGTGAAAGAGCTGGCCGAGCGGTCCGGCGTCAAGTACACGACGCTGATCGAGACCACCACGGGCCGCTGTGCGGGCCACCAGCTCATCCCCATTGTCCGGGAGTACATGGCGAACTACGAGCAAAAGGAGGCATGACCCATGGCGACGAAGCCCCTCAAGACCGCCCGCGATATGTTCTACTTCGTGGAGGACGTGATGCGGATTTTGGGCTACTCCAAGTCCAAGAGCTACAAGGTCATCAAGAGCCTCAACCGCGAGCTGGAGGACCAGGGCAAATGCACCTGTGACGGGCGCGTCATCAAGCGGTATTTCCATGAGCGCTACGGCCTGGATGAGCTGAACGCGCCCGTGAGACGGGGGGCGTAGCCATGGAGAAGAGCAAGAGACGCCGGAGCTATGCCCGCGCCTACTACCGGCTGTCCGTCCTCTGCCTTGCGGCCATGGTGACGGCCCGCCTCATTCTACTGATGATTGATGTTATCCAGCTTCAAATCCAGACCGCCGGGGCTTTTTCAATCCCCGCGAGCGCGGCAATCTTGGTATTCACCGGCTGGGAGCTGAAAACCTGGACCGGTCAAGGAAAGGAGAAAAAATCATGTGGACCTACAAGTGTGACCGCTGCGGAGCGGCGCTTGACCCCGGAGAGCGGTGCGACTGCCAGGACCGCCCGGCCAAGTACAACGGCAAGCCGATCTTCACCCAGGAGAACTTCAACTACTCCGAGGCCAAGATAGGCGACTATGTGGAGCAGGCCGTTGTGGATGACGCCATGGACTGTCTGCCTCCGGCCTCGATGAGCGCCCGGTGCGCTCAGATGGGCGAACCGTACTCCCACCGGGAGGACCCGGAGACCGGGCGGCTCCGGCCTACTTACTACACGTTCAAGCGTGTGGCCGGAGAGTGGCCTAACGGTATCTGGCAATTCTGCGGCTGCTGCTTCCAGGGCGAGACCGTCCCCCGTGGCAAGGACCCGATCTACTGCTGAGAGGGGGCCGAAACGATGAAGCGAAGCTGCGGGGGGGGTACTATGTGCAGGCGTCAGACCCTCACGACCCTGTCTCCGGCGGAACGGAGCGTAGCCGAGCAGCATTACCGGCTTGTGGAGTGGTACGTCAGACATCGGGGCCTCCCGGTGGATGAATACCTCGATGTTGCCGTGTTCGGCTATCTGCTGGCTGTGAAGCGGTGGTTTGCCCGCCCGGACCTTTACCGTTATGAGTTTACCACCATCGCCTGTGCTGCCATGCGGAGTGCAATCGGCAACGAGCAGCGCAAGCAATCCAGGCGCATTAAGACCGTGAGCCTGGATGACCCCATCCCAGGCACGGACGGCATGACCTGGGAAGACATCATCACCGAGGACCATCTTGTGTACTCGGCATAGGAGGAATAAGCGTGAAAATAACCTACAATCTGCAAGTGCTTCCCCAGCGGAAGAATAGCCGTAAGGACAGCGAAGAGACAACCGCGCTCAAGGCATTCCTCGCGGACAGCGAGAAAAAGAACATGGTCTTTGAGTACGATACCCCGCAAGAGGCTAAGAAGCGCTATGACAGTATGCGGAACTACCGCAACGCCAACAAGCTCCAGGACATCTACGATATGTGGCGAAGCGAGGCCCTGATCTGCATTGTGAAGACTAAGAAAGGAGCCGCGAAGAAATGAGCTACTACACCATCAATGAAGAGGCCGCCCGCACCGCCAACGACTTAAACAGCCACTATACCTACCGCGAGGGAAGCGCCACGGCTTCATACCGGAGGCAGGTGGATGAGGCTACCGAGCTGGCCGAGCGCCAGAAGAAGCGCGTGGACCCCATGTACCATGAGAAAATCGACCGGCTTCTTGACCTCTACTGTCGGAAATTGGCAGAAAATTTGAATGACAAGTATGCCATTGCCGCCCGCTGCCCCTCTATGCTGGTATCTGGCAGAGCGAACTTCCCAGTTCAAAAGAAAAAGAAGCAGAATGCGGCCGAAGAGCGCAGGCTCGAAGAGTGGAAGCACATCCAGGGCTTGCTTGATAAAATCCGCAGCGTCGGCACCGGCGGTATCAGCTCCGATGACCCGCAGGCCGTGGAGAAGCTGGAGGCGAAGCTCGCCGCCCTGGAGAAGAACCAGGAGATGATGAAAGCGGCCAACGCCGCCATCCGTATGAAAGACCCGGCCAAGGGAGACGCCAAGCTCGCGGAGCTGGGCTACACCCCGGAGGACATCGCCAAGCTCAGAGCGCCGGACTTCTGCGGGCGCATCGGTTATCCGGCCTACGCGCTCCAGAACAACAACGCCAATATCCGGCGCATCCGTGGCCGGATCGCAGAACTCAAGAAGCGGACCGAGAACACCCCGGAGGGCTGGGAGTTCGACGGGGGCCGGGTCGTGGTGAACACCGCGGAGAACCGCCTCCAGATCATCTTCGATGGGAAACCCGACGCGGACATCCGAACTGAACTCAAGGGAGAGGGCTTCCGGTGGGCGCCGTCGCAGGGGGCATGGCAGCGGCAGTTGACCGACAACGCCATGAGAGCCGCCCGCCGGATTGAGCAGATCGCTCCTATCTGCTGATTAAATTATACCCCAGAAAGGAGATGACCTGAATGTCTGCAACGATAAAAAAGATACCTCCCTCATATCTGAGGGAGGCACGTATCAGGGCCGGATATGCAAATAGGGAAACGGCGTCAACGGCGGTTCCGTTCTCCCCAGAAACGATAGGCCGGCATGAGCGCGGGGACGTCGAAATGGAGCCGGAAGACGTCATGGTCTACGCGGAGTGCTACAAGAGCCCCGACATTCTCCCGCGCTACTGCGCCACCTGCCCGGTAGGCAAGGCCACCGGGAGGACGGCCACGGACCGCCCACTCCCTCACGCCACCCTTCGGGTGAGCCGCCTGCTGGAGGATGGGCAGGCCGTAGCGGACCGCCTGGAAGAGATCGCCTTCGACGGCGTGATCTCCCAGGATGAGCGCCAGGACTTCGAGGACGTGCTCGTGTTCCTACGGAAGCTGGAAGAGAGTATCACGGACATTATGTTGATTGGCCTGGGAAAGGGAAAGGCCGCCCCCGGTGCAACGGGAAGCGGCCAAGTGCGAAAATAGCTAACCTACTGTCAGTTATTATAGCACTCTCCACCCGGCTGTGTCAAGTCGAAAGGAGATCATCATGGATTTAAGTCAGACCATTGTCCAGCTCAATAAGTACCCCACCGACAGGTATAACGTGCTGGTGCCTGTCACCACTATGCAGGTGGCGTCCAACCTCCAGCGGATTACCGTTTCCGAGGTTCAGCTCGACACCAGGCAGGACAGCTCCAACCACGGGCCGAGCAAGGACATCTATTTCGAGCGGTCCAGCGGCGCGTTCGCCATAACGAAGGTGGCCGGGATGAAGCTGGCCGCGGCGGCCAACATCAGCATTGTGGACACCCAGCCTGGACGGACCGAGGGCTGCCAGCGGTGCATTGAAATGGCGCGGGCCACCGGGAAGCCGAGGGTGTGCGGCAACTGCACGACGTCGCCGTAACCGTTACCATTCGAGTGCCGGAGCCCTCCGGGGGCTTCCGCATGATGAAGGCCACAAAGGAAATCGACTGCACCCTGGAAGCCTCCGGCATGAAGGACGGTATCAACGGGCAGCAGTACCGGCGCTTCCTCCCCCACAGAACCGCTATGGCGGAAAGTAAAGCCTTCATGCGGGCCATCCGGGCCGCCCTGGGCCTTGCCGGTACATACTCCCTTGAAGACCTCAAAAAGCCGTTTGTGGTGGCGCGTGTGGTCCCCAACCTGGACGCGCCGGAGATCAAGCAGGCGGTCGCCAGCAGCTACCTCCAGTCCATGGGAATGCTGTTTGAAATGCCTGGGCACGCGGCACCGGCGGCCCTGCCTACCGCCCAGGAGGCCGAAGTAATTCCGCCCTATGACGATGAGGCACCGGGGCAAATGCCGTGGCCGGAGGCCCCGGAAGAGCCGGAAGATAGCTGGAGCCGTGAGCCTCAGTACAACGGACCGCCGGCCTGGGAGGAACCCCTGGAGGCCCCGGAGCCTCCCCAGGGTATCTACTGTTCCGACTGCCACCGGCAGATCACCGGCGGGCAGGCCCGGAGCGGCAGGAAGTGGACGCCGGAGGACATCGCCGGATACAGCCAGCGGACCTATGGCCGCGTCCTCTGCCCTGAGTGCCAGGAGAAGATGAAAGGAGCGCGGAGATGACGGTTATTGAGTTCGCGGAAAAGCGGCTGGAGGAAGAGAGCGGCATCAACCTTGATGACGCCCGCTATTGGGCGGCCTATCTTGACGGTGCAAGGGCACAGAAACGAGAGGATGAGGAGGCGAAAGGCCATGATTAAGATACTGCACACCGGCGACATTCACCTGGGCGATCTGGCCGGGCCCACCAAGGACGGCGAGAATCTGCGCCGCCTGGACACCCTGCGGTGTATGGAGGCCGTCTATCACGAGGCATTTCTCGCGGAGCCGGACGTGACGATCATCGCGGGCGACCTGTTCAATAGGTCCCGCGTATGGGCGGACACCGCCCTGGATGACGTCAACGACGCCCTGGAGCAATTCATCCGGCCTATCTGCAAGTGCAGCGGCGCGGTGGTGCTGCTGTTCGGGACGATGAACCATGATAACCCCCGCGCCTTCGAGGTCATCCGCAAGGCGACGGCAGACCTCAAGAACCTGCACATCTACACCGAGCCAAAGGTGGAAACGATCTCCACCGGCGGCGGCCCGGTCCAGATCATGGCCGTGCCCGGCTTCGACAAAGCCCGGCTGCGCCTCTTCTGCCCTGGGGCGGACAAGGAAACCGAGAACCGGAACGCGACCGCCCTTGTCAACGACATCATTCTGGGCCTGAGTACGGAGCTTGACCGGAGTATCCCCTCCATCCTGACGGCCCACTACACGGTCAGCGGGAGCGAGGCGGACAACGGCAGCACCTTCCTGGCCGGTCAGGACGTGGTGGTCCTTCCGGCCACCATCGACGCCGCGGGCGTGACCCTGGGCTGTTTCGGGCATATCCACAAGCCCCAGCGCCTCGCCTGCAACACGCCTGCCTATTACTGCGGGAGCCCGAACCAGCTCACCTTCAACGATGAGGGCACGGAGCACGGCTTCTACATTCACGAGATAGACCAGGGCAGGGTGGTAAGCACCTTCAAGCGAACCCCGGAGCGGGAGCACCTGACGGTCCGCTTGAACTCCCAACAGGTCGCGGACTTCATCTCCACCGGCTCCTTCCGTATGCCGGCCAACCTGGAGGGCCGTATCATCCGCGTGCGGTATAGCTGCACGGCGGAACAGGAGAAAGCCTTCAACCGTGCCGAGCTCCAGAAGCAGATTGTCGCCGCCGGTGCCTTCCATGTGGCTGAGATATTCCCGGAGGACGTGGAGGCCCTGGACGCCAAAGACCAGCTCACGGAGCACGACGGCCCGGCTGAGTGCCTGGCCCGCTGGCTGGACACCAACGAGATCACCGGCGAGAAGGCAGCGCGGCTGCTGGAGCTGGCGGCTCCGATCATCAAGCAGGCCGACGATGGGCGCGAGGACAGCAAGCACACCGGCGCCTTCATGCCGAAGGTGATCGAGGTGAAGAACTACCGGAGCTACACGGAGGCGTCCTTTGACTTCGAGCCGGTCCACATGGCTATGGTGAACGGCCAGAACGGCGTCGGGAAGTCCTCGCTCTTCATGGACGCCATCGCGGATTGCCTCTATGAGCAGACCCGCAAGGAGGACATCGGCGGCTGGGTCCGGGACGGAACCAAAAGCGGCAGTATCTCCTTCACGTTCGGCATGGGCGGCCAGGACTACCGGGTCATTCGCACCCGCACGAAGAGCGGGCGCGGCACCCTGGCCCTCCAGCGGTGGAATCAGGACGCCCAGGCGTGGGCCGATGAAAGCGATACCACCATGAAGCTGACCCAGGCGAAGATCGAGCGGCTGCTCGGCATGGACTGCAATACCTTCTGCTCCATCGCCCTTATCCGCCAGGACGCCTACGGCCTCTTCCTGGACGCCGACAGCGACCGGCGGATGGAGGTCCTGTCCGCCCTCCTGGGCCTGGACATCTACGGGCGCATGGAGGACATCGCCAAGGCAGCGGCCACGGAGCAGCGCCGGAAGATCGCCGCCCTCAAGGAACGTATCAACGTCCTGGGGGAGCAGATCAGCGCGAAGGACGATCTGCTGGACAACGACATGGTGCTCTCCGAAGAGATCGACCAGCTCAACCACGAGATCGAGGTCGGAGAAGCGGACCTCCGCGCCCTGGAGAGCGCCGAGGCCCTACTCAAGGAGGTACTTCGGCAGGCCAGCGAGAAGGAGGCCCAAAGCCTGGAATATGACCGCGAAAGGGACCGGAAGGCCCAGGAGCGCGAAGAACTGGAGCTGAAATACTCCAATGCCCTCCACATGAAAAACGGCCTGAGCGCCGCCCAAGAGGCCACCGAGAGGCTTGCTGCTGCCAGGGCAAAGCTCCAGGAACTCGCCCCCCAGGTGGAGCGGGACAAGGAGCTCTTGAAGGAGAAGGCTCGCCTGGAGAAAGCCATCGGCAGCGCGGAAGCTGACCTGGTGGACCTGCGGTGGAAGCAGCGGCAGTATGAAGCCATCCTCTCCAGGAAGGCGGAGATCGAGGTCGCCCAGGCTGCGATTGAGGCCCTGGTGTCCCGGAAGGAGGACGCCCACGCCCGCCTGATGAGGGCCTATGAAACCGAGAAGGCCATGAACGAGGCGAAGGCTGCGGTCGATCAGCACGTGGCAGACAGCCGCGTGAGGATCGCCGACCTGCAAAGCCGGTTGAAGGCTGCCCAGGCGGAAGCGGAGAAGCTGGCCGACAGCGGTTGCCCCATCCCTGGAGAGGCTACCTGTAAATTCCTGACGTCCGCCATTGCCGCCCATGCCGCCATCCCTGACCTGTCCTCGGTTCTGGAGCAGACCAAGGCGGAGGACCGGCAACGGTATGAGGACTTGATGAAGGTCTACAACGAGGCCAAGGCCGCCGACGAGGCCATGGGCGACCCGGCGGCGGAGCTCTCTGAGCTGGACCGCGAAGAGCGAAAGCACCGGGAGCTGGCCGACCAGACCCCGCGCCTGGCTGCCGCAGAGGCGAAGGTGGAAGAGATTGCCGCCTCCATCCAGGCGGCAGAGAAGACCATCCAGGACGCCGAGAAGCGGTCCTTGGAGATCGACGCCGAGCGGGCGGCCCTGGGGCTGGCGGTTATGGAGTACCAGAGGGCCCAGCAGACCATCGAGATTGAAGAGCCCATCGCGGCGCACCTGGCAGACTGTCAGGCGGCAGGGGCCACCGCCGACGCCCTGGCTCCCCAGCTTGAGCGGCTGCGCTCCGAGATCGACGATTTGACAAACAAGGTCCTCGCCGCACACCAGGAGGCCGAGGAAATCAGGCAGCGGGCCCCGAAGGCCCAGGGGAACCCCGAAGGGCTCCGGGCCATACTGAACAGCCGCCGGAAGGAAGTAACCGACCGCGCCACACGGCGCGGCACCATCAAGGCGAAACTGGACGCGATCTCCGAGGCGGAGGTCCAGACCGCCCAGCTCCGGCGGGAAGTGGAAGAGGCCGCCGCCTCCCTCAACGACTACACGACGCTGGTCCAGGCGTTCGGCCTCGATGGTATCCAGTACATGATAATCCGGGGCGTCGTGCCGGAGATCATGCGCCAGAGCAACGATATTCTGGCTGCCATGACCGGCGGGCGCATGGCCGTGGACATCCGCACCGAGCGGGCGCAGAAGTCCACGAAGCAGATCGTCAACAGCCTGGAGGTCTGGATAAACACCCTGGCCGGGGGGACGCGCCCCTACCAGAGCCACAGCGGCGGTGAGAAGGTCAAGATCGCCCTGGCCGTCACCCTGGGCCTGGCGGACGTCAAGGCCCGCCGGGCGGGTGTCCAGCTCGGAATGCTGTTCATCGACGAGCCCCCCTTCCTGGACGCCGACGGCACGGACGCCTATGCGGACGCGCTGCTGAACATGGCGACCCGTAACCCGAATATGCGTATCCTGGCGATCTCTCACGACCCGACCATGAAGGCACGGTTCAACCAGAATATCGTCGTGACCGCCGGAGAAGACGGCAGCACCGTGACGATGGAATAAGACCCAGGGGCCGGGCGGCCCCGAATACCTACGGAAAGGAGGGCCCGCCCGTTGAACTACTTGCGAGAGATCAACGCCTTTGCCCGGCGTATGCGGCGGGCCCCTCTCTCCGCAAACGCTCAGCTCCTATGGTACAAGCTCATGGAGCTTGCGAACGTGCTCCGATGGCCGGATGAGTTCCAACTCGATAATAAGAGAATGATGGAAATGATTTGCCAGAAGTCAAAGCCAATTTCCATAGCGGCCAGAAAAGAGCTTGTGGACGACGGCCTCATCGCCTTCACCCCTGGCGTCAAGGGGAAGCCCAGCACCTATCACATGAACTCCGTGGACGCCCTGGAGGGTCCGTACATACCCCCAGGGCCCCCGGAGGACGAAGACTTCCTGGCAGAGGTCAAGGACGACGTCACGACCTATTTCGGCTATACCGAGGCCCTGGGCCAGGAGCTCCGGGAGATCACCGAGAAACTGTGGCTGGAGTTTTACCCGAAGCAGAACCCGACGCCGGACGATGTTCGGAAGGTCTTTTACTACATCAAGGAGCAGACGCACCACGAGGACGGTCAATGGACCATGTCCTTCCCAGAGGAAAAGAAGGAGCTTCTTGCATACGCCTTCGATCAGGCCCGCACCCAAGGGAAGCTGCATTGGGGGTATATAGGCGGTATCTATGATAATTTTAGGGCCCGTGGCATTAAAACCGTAGACGACGCCATGGACTACGAAGAAATGCGCCGGAGGCGCTGAACTATGGAGGGACCCATGAAAGAGAAAGCAATCACCCTGATCTGCTGCGTCCTTTGCGTGGCGATCTTTGCGACCGTCGGCCTGGAGCCGAACAGCGCCGGAGGGGCTGAGCTGGAAGAAACACCGGCGCCGCTCCTGTCCATCACCCCCACACCGGAGCCCATGTCATCCCCGGAGGCCGCGACGCCCCCCTGGACCTATGAGGAAGTGGAAATGCTGGCGAAGACGATATGGGCCGAGGCCCGCGGCGTCCCCAGCACGGCCCGGCAGGCCGCCGTGGCCTGGTGTGCGCTGAACCGGCTGGACGTCGGCACATTCGGCGACACCCTGGCCGAAGTGCTCAGCAAGCCTTACCAGTTCGCCTACGACCCGGCCTCCCCGGTCACGGATGAGTTCCTGGCCCTGGCCGACGACGTTCTGCACCGCTGGTATCTGGAGCAGAACGGCGTCGAGGACGTGGGCCGGACCCTCCCGGAGGACTACCTCTTCTTCGAGGGGGACGGCCTGGAGAACCACTTCCGCAAGGAGTATGAAAAGACCGGCGACACCTGGGACTGGAGCTTACCGGACCCTTACGGGGAGGAAGGGGGCGGCGAGCGTGAGTAAAGCCCCTTCCCGTGGCTGCATGATCTTCACCTGTGACCGGCGGCGTGGTAACTTCTGCTGCTCCGATTGCGGATACCGGAAGACCAACTGCAAGAACCCATGTCTGAACGGCCCTGAGCGGTGCGGCCAGGCCACACCGACGGCCAAAAGGTACGGGAGAAAGGAGCGGAACGGAAGTGAACCTGGAACAAATAAGCCTATTTGACCTCATCCAGGAGGACAGGCCGAACCTTGACACGGGCCCGCCGGTCACGGACGGTCAGTGGGACCTTCCGGGCTTCGAGGAAGCACGGGAACACCTTCACAGCAAGGGCCTTCCGTTCGGCTGGGTAGACAGAGTAGTTACCCCGGATGAGCCCGGAGCGGTCTTCGTCCAGAAGGGCATACCCTTCGAGCGAAGCAACTGCCCGGAGTATGAAGGGATTTGGCTTTGCGGAGGATTTAGCTCAGTACAGTGTAGAGCCCACGCCGGCCTGTTGCCGGGGATGATGTGGGATACAACCTGTGGAAAAGACCCGGAGCGGTGCCCGTTCCGGCATACGAATGGAGGATAACACCATGGAGAAAAAGCTCGAAGCCTTCCAGAGAGGCAACACCTTTGACCTGGCCGGTATCAACTGGAAGGTCCTGCACGTGGACCCGCCGGCCTATCCGAACGCACCCGCGCACTACTTCTGCGAGGCCACCGAAGACCTGTTCCAGGCCGCCTTCGATGAGGACAACAACAACGACTGGAAGGGCGCGAGCCTGCGGAAGCGGCTTAACGGTCCCTTCCTGGAAGAGCTGATCGAGAAGTGCCCGGAGCTGGCGGACGCCATTGTCCCCACATACCGGGACCTGACCGCGGACGACGGCCTCAAGGACTACGGCTCGTGCCTGGACAAGGTGACGATGTTGACCGCCGATGAGTACCGGGCCACCCGTGATCTGCACCCCGCGCCGGAACACTGGCGCTGGCTTATCACCCCTGACGGCACCCCGGCCAG